GATGCTGGTGTCAACTTGATACCGTCGTAGGATGTGCCTACATCGTGCAAACCTGTGTAGGTACCGTAAACAGTTGCGTAAAGCGTTTGTGCATTGTGTAAGCGTGTACGAATTGCTCCAAACGGATTTAACAAATCAACATTTACTGACGCTGCGCCGTTGTTGGCCCCTGCTCCGCCACCGGCGAACGAAAATTGCGAAGCGTTGTTATCTGTTGCTCCAGCAACCACTGCAGTGGTTAAGTTGCCCCAGACGAGCACACCGTAATAACCAGTCGTAGAAGCCGTGCCTCCTACTGTCAATTGTAAATACAAGTTCACAGCGGCGGAACTTTGACCGCCAGAGTAAACAATCTTGTAATTTTCGTAATCAGCGGAAAAGGCATTATTCACGGTCACGCTCGAAACACCAGAACCGACCGTCTGTGTCTTGACCAGCCACAACCCGACACCATTCATGTCGGACGCGTTCAGCACGTCGCCACTAGCAAATACAGGGAAAGTCATACTGTCATCCTAAAAGGTCTGTCCCGCCTAGGCGAGATTGGTTAAGAATAAAAACCGCAGCCCAACGCGCCGACCCCTCAAGCGTCGTCACCCAACGCTCAGGCGTAACAGAGTGCGCAATACGAGACGTCAGCATTGGCGTGGTGATCGTGTTGCCCGACGGTGGTGCGACAACCAGCGTGAAACGCTCAAACAATTCAAGCCCGAGCGTCGAAGCCCAAGACGCGCTAGGCGACAACACAACCGACACCGGTGACGCCTTGGCGTAGACATTCCCGCCCCAGCCGTTCACGATGTTGGCGATGTCTACAGCGTCAGCCAATGAAGCAACCTGTGTTTCGACGTAGTGTTCCGCTTCGCCGTAGGTGGTGACACTGCTCGAGTTGGTCTGGATGTAAACACCGCCGCCACTCATCTGCACATTGGAGACGTTGCGCATTGAATCGCCGTCGTACTGCAGCTGTACTTCTGTGCCGATAGACAACCCGCCCGAACCGTACGTCTGCTGAGACACAATGGAGTTGGTCTGGGTGCGGATCTGCGACTGGCTGTAAAGCGTCAGGGTGCCAGCCTTGTTCACGAACAGCGGGGCGTATTCCGACACGGCAACTTTGCCTAGTTCTGAGACGGCCGTGGGGGCGTCGTTTGTGATGTCCAGCACCGATGACGCAGGCGACGCTGGAACGCTCGTTAGGGACGCGCTGAAGGGTGTCTCAGCGATGATGCGGTCGAAACGGGCGCTGGTGGTTTCGGGGAACACCGCTTTAGACCTGCGGATAATTTCCTGCACTGTGGCTTGAGCGATAAGGCCCGTCCAGACGCACACTTGTTGAAACTGTCCCGTACCTAGGGCAACATTCTCACCGATGATGATGATAATGGCTCCGGCCGTTGCACTCGTTGTCGCACCGATAACACCGTCGACCATTAGGACTAATGCCTTGCTGGTGACGTTGAATGAGAAAGTGACGTGACTGGGTTGCGAACCGTCGTAAGTGTTAGACGATGTATACGTTCGGGTCAAGCCCGCAGCTTGGTCTTGGATAGTGACAACGTATTGCCCTGTGTTCGGATCCCAGCCGATGGCCCATCCGTACGCGCCGACGGTGCCGCCTGTAGTAGCGGAAGTCGAGTCCATAACAGCCCATAAAGAAACACTGAAATTAGTGTTAGCAGCAATTGGGCCGAAGACGGAAGACGCTGCGCTTGACACAGACGCTTGGATTGAGTTGCCGGGAAGACCAGCCGCAAGTTCGGCACCGTTTATAGCCGACGCAGTTGTTGTCATGTTTAGTGGAATGGACCCGTAATCCTTAAGTGTGCTAGTGCCGGTGTACGGGGTAACGGGTTCGTCGCAGGGGTAGTAGTGCCGTGGCGACTGGCTGAGAATGTAATCCCGTGACCAGTCGGCAGGTACCGACGATGAGCCAAGCAGCTGCAAAGCGTCAAAGCAGAACAAGGTGACAGTTGAGTCGGTGCCTGCGTCGGTCCACTCGGGTGGCCACCCGGCGATAAAGCCACGGAACACGTCGTAGGTGGTGCTTGCGTGGGTGGCGCGTATACGGATTTGACGGCGCGGGAGCAAATTGCCGTAGTACGGTCCTGTCGTGTTGAACGGGTCAAAGCGTCGATCACGGTTAGACAGGGTCACCGTCGCAGAACCGTCAGCCTGCAAAGTCCAGTCGTCGGGGACGCCTCGAGAAATGTCCATACCACGCACATAGGCGGTCACGTCAGTCCAAGTGGGCGACACCACATACGGGCCGTCTGTAAACGCAATCTCGACAACAGGGACCGGGTATGGCATTAGCGTCCACCGCTTCGGCGTTGCCACTGGCGCAGAGCAGCGTCAACGTATTGTCCGATGGCTGCGCGATCACCGACTACGCCCATCATGTTGATTGTTACTTGAGCGTTTTCAGGGTTACGACCCGGCAACCTAAAGCCTGGCAAAGTGGAAAGGGTCGGAGCCTGTGGGACGCCGAAGCCTTGGATTGGGCTACCAGTCAGTTGACCAGTAGCGCGAATAAAAGCGTTACCAGTTGCGTAATCAGTAATAGTGGCACCAATGTTGAAGTATTTGCTAAGAGTGTTGAACTTCATGATTAGGTCGTTCAAGGCTCGACCAGCAGCGTTGAGTTGGCCGTTGTTGCCATACAGCAAATTAGTAAGAATGTACTTTAACTCGGCAAAGGCTCCAGCAACGCCGTCCTTACCGAACGCGTCCGCAATCTGGATGCCGTACTCCGCTAGGCGCTTCAGGTACGGCAAAAGTGCAGCACCTAGCGACTCCTTTAATTCGTCAACTGTGATACGGAACCGAGCCATCGTGCCCTCAAAAGTTTCAGCGTTAGCCAAAGCCGACCCGCTAAACCGCTTTTCAAGATCCTTCTGGATGTCGTTGAAAGACATTGCCTTGAGTTGGGCTTTGTCGTAGCCAAGACCAAGACGAGTAATTGCCGTATTAGATCCGTCAAAACTTTTGGACAGGGCTTCAACGATTTGCTTTAGGGGCTTACCGGTCGCCGCAGACACATTGAGCGCCAAATTAAGCAAACGCTGAGCCTTGTCAAAGTCACGAGTCGAGCGAATAATACGGGCATACGCAGGACGCAACTCATCATCGGCCACACCGACAGCGCGCTGGGTCACGTCAATGTAATCCTCAACCGACGCAATCTGGGCATCCGTAGCCTTAGTAGACGCACGAATAGACAGCGCTAACTGCTTCTGGGCTTTCTCATCGTCGGCAGCCATACGAGCAAACCCGACAAGAGCCTGCCCAGCCTGAAACGCAGCTGCACCCAACGCAGCAAAAGCCGCAGCGCCAGCCAAAGCGCCAGCCTTGAGAACGAACTTGACCTTATCGCTAGCGGTCTCAAGTTGCTTGAACGACTTGATGGCTTTTTGGATGCCCTCGCCCGCAAACGTAGTAATGATTGGGATTTTGATAGCCATCAGATTTCTTTCTCGACTTGCTTCATAACCTTGCGGATCAGTTTCTCGGTTTCGGCTAACACGGTTTCGGCGTGGCGCTCATAAGCCTTCCACAAAAAACGACCCGGTGTGCCGTAACGCTGATTCAACGCGCGCACCATCTCTTTACCCTTTTCGGTGGGTACAGGACCACTACCCGACATTTCAATCGCAAGAGCGTCGGCTGCGGTCCACTTGATACCAAACGAAGCAAGGTCAGACACATAAGCGTTGTATTTGCGTGGTTTCTTACCGGACACGAATGGTTTGATAGCCCGGTCAGACTTTGCGTTGTTCCACGGGAAAATTGGTGCCACTCGACGGGCTTTCCACGAGTAAGCCATACCAGACAGCGGTGGCTCCGTAGGTGTGCTAGCGCGAGCCTCCTGCACGACCGTAGACACAATCTGGGCGTAATCCTTAGTTACCTGCCGACGCGCCTTTTTGTCAATGCTGTTGAGAGCACGCAACGCTTCTTTCACTCCGACCATCTCAAGCTGGGTTTCGATTGCGTTAGGCATCTAGCCCTCCTTCATGTCTTCGGCTGCCTTTAGCACTGTCGCCAGTGTGTCTAGGTCAAATGGTATGTCAGGAGGCCAATACCCTGTGCGAAGTAGCAAAGACGCTAGTCCGTAGTTGTATGTGCCTCGGTCGTAGGGTTTACAGGTTCGTTGTCCACCACTTCAATGTTCTCGAGACGCTTCACGTATTCGTCAAAGACGATGGGTACTGAAATGCTGTTTTGTTTACAGCACTCCCACGCCATAAACGCTAGGTCCTCGACTCCGATGCCTTCGCCCAGCTGTGACGCCTTGCGCTTGAACTTGCGTTCCCAAGCCACAATCACGCCAAGGTTGGTCGTGACGGTGTAGTGCTGGTCACGCTCGGTGACTTGCAATGTCAGTTTCATAGTTTCTCCCTATGTGTTGGATCAGGTGATGTCGCGTGCCCAAGTGCCGCCGACCCAGTTTGCGGTCACGGTTGCCATCTCACCCACGGTGGAGTTGATAGGCGTAAACGACGCAAGCATTGCGTTGGTGATTGTGTACTCAGGGTTAGACGCCGACTCGGTCGTGCCCGATGGGCTGATGACGAGTGTGGTGGTACCGAGACCGACCATCGCTGCAAGCGCTGTTTCCACTTCCGACGTGGCACCAGAGCC